AACTAAATCGACTATGGAGCAGTTGGTTGATAAAGCCTGCGGTTATAATGAAGTGGAAGAAGTGAAAAAGGAAGCTATAACCCTTTTGGAACAGATTATTGAAAGCAAAAAGGCTATAGGTGCGGATTATTCGGGAGATAGCAAGTTCCTTGATAAATTAAAGAACAAAGAAACACATGAGTAAACTATACAAAGTAACCCTCTTTGGTAAATCATTCATTATAGGATGGTTCAGCCATGCGGACAAGTGGTATCATAAATTTAGTATAATATATTGAACCAATGAGAAAAGCAGACAAAATAATCAGAGACAGACATTCCCGCATCCCGGACAAATACAAGAAGATTGACACTGCGGTCAACGGGGATGTGGAAAGCCTTGCCGAACAACACAAGGAAGCGGAAAGGAGGTTGTTCCCTCTACGCCTTAACAAGACCACCGTTATTTACGTCACAAAAGACAAACAAAATGAAGCATATGCAGCGAAAGCACGTAAACGGATGGGGATAACAGAACCGAAGAAACCTTTCGTTGACCCACTTTCGGAAGAAAACATTACCAAGTTATACAAGGAAGAAAAGATACCGCCCCGCAGAATGGCAGAGATGCTGAATGTAAGTGCAAGGACGATATATCTAAGATTGGCTAAGTATGGACTTACAAAAGTTAAATGCAGATAACATGAAAGAGAATAATATTTTAAACAAAGAGATTTATGCAGAGGCTATGATAGCAGCCTCTAAGGTTGATTTCCTTGAAAGCAAGGATGAGATTAAGATGTATGCCACTTCGTTGTATAACGCGATGATATGGGGTAGAAAAGTAAAATATTAAGTTTTTTATTTGGCGTTATAGAAATTAGAGGTATATTTGCAGCGTTACACATATTAAGAGGCAGGCGGTTGTCTGCTTTATGCAGGCATTTTTTATGCTTGTAAGCTAACGCTGTATATTATAGCGGTCTGCAAACCCGTGTGGAGAGTTAATAGCCTCCCAACTGCCTCTTAGGTATGTGTAACGGCGGGTTAATTGCAGACCGTCTTTTTTTCTGCAATGCCATAAAACGTTACAAAAATGGCAAATGAATTAGTTTTTAAAGGTCAAAATGACCAAGTGTTAACCAATAGTATTTTGGTTGCTGAAAAGTTTGGCAAAGAGCCAAACGATGTAGTAAGAGCAATAGATAATTTATTGCAAAATGCTGATAATGAATGTGACGCAAAAGTTCGGGACATGTTCGTGGAATATACAGAAGATGTTCCACAGCCCAATGGAGGGGTGAAATCCGCAAGACGATTTATAATGAACCGAGACGGGTTCACTCTTTTGGCGATGGGATTCACTGGTAAGAAAGCCCTAAAATTTAAATTGGAATACATCGCAGCATTCAACTCTATGGAAAACGCATTGAAACGGCATCTTTCTTCCGCACAGATGTTTGCAATGCAAGCGAACATAAACCTCGAATACGAGAAACGGATAGAGAATATAGAGAATGAGATTGCGGAAATAAAGAAAGAACGGGAAGAAAACGGGAAATTCTTATTGTCAGTGGCTATGTCTTCGGAAGAATTGCCGCAGCTGTCTATGCGTGACAACATCCGGCAGCTGGTAAACAAATACGCATCCGCCATGAATATAAGGCAGCAAGACGTATGGCACAAGATTTATGGCCAGCTGTATTACCTATATCATATCTCCATACGGAACTACAAGAAAGCAAGACGAGACGAATCCAAACTTGAAATAGCGGAGAGAAATCATTTCCTTGATAAGATATACAACATCATATCCAATATGGTGAGAGAATCTAAAGCAGCCTAACCCTATCGCCAAGCCCTGCCCGTACCTATTCCGGGCGGGCTTTTACTAAAAGACTAAACAAATATTCATCATGGAAAGAAATACAACACCCGCTAATAAGAAATACGACCTTAGCGCAATAGACGAATTATTCAAAGACTGCATATCTCCCGAAGAATTACGGGAAGAGCTTATCGAACTGGTGTTTGATTACGCACAATACGTAGAAGAAGGGAGCACAGATTTGTTTAAAAACAATATGAGTACCATATACATACTGTATAGGGCGTTGGAGGGCGTGAAAGAATTAGACACACAGAGTTAATGCCCTACCCAATACGGCAAAGGGTATAACCCAATGAAGTACCTTCTCAAAACGTTCTAAAAAACATTCCATTGAAGTACCCTGAATATTAGGCAGAAATCGCTGTAACAAGTGAAATCTGCCTTTTCAAGCAATATGTCTATCCTATCTTTCATATCATCGCCTTATCATAAGGTCCCCGACAACATTTGCAAGAACATTCGAACCGAACCCACGCAGCCCATCAAGCTTTCCAACCATCCGAATCAGCATGTCTATCTTTCTTTCAAGTTCACAAAGGCGAGTTATCGTACATCCGGTGCTTAAAGTATCTCCTGATACGAAACCCCTCGTCTTCATCCTCCAGATTCTCCACCGCCTTTCTATAACAAGATAGGGCCATCTTATCGGCCGGCACTTCCTGGGGTGTCTTATACCCCATATCCTCGGATATACTTTTCGCATGGTCGGAATAAATCATGTTGGCTGTAACCCACAAGGCATAACTATTGTAATGCGGCTTGTCCTCCACTTGTCCCCCAAGACTTTTTACGGCATTGCAGAACATCTCATATCCCCAATGAAAACCTTTCGTGCCATCTTGATTGACAGTCCTCTTGTTGATATTCCCGGCCTCTCTCTCTGACAAGTAGTTATCCCAGCATACTGCTTCCAGATGGGAAAGCCACGTCTCGGCCATATCCGGATGCGCCACCGCTATCTCACGGAACATATATTTTTCGGCCTCGCCAAAAATCTTCATGTTTTTGGGATTCTTGCTGTCGGACATCTTTTCATAAAGGAGATTATAGCGCTCTATCATTTCATCTTTTGTCTTCATAATAATGCTTTTAAGGGGAGGACAGTGCCTCCCCGATTTATAATTTTGCTCTCTTCCTTTTTACGGACTGTAATTTACGGACGTTATAATCCGTCGACACGGCTTCGTCAGGCAGGAAAGGTGGCTGTAATAGTCAATGGAGTTGCAAGGCTTACACCGAATGCCCGGTTGCAGCACTTCACGTTTTCCGGAGTGACACTTGTCACGAGAGGAGCAAGAGTTATCGTAGGAACCGCACCGGCAGCACCGATAAACGCCACCTTAAACTGCTCCACCCATTGTTTGGTTACGGAACGGCATGACCCCTTTGGGGTGTAAGACACAAGCACTGCGGCGTTAATTGTAACAATAGTCTGCGTGTTCACTGTCTGCTGCTCGGCTACAGTGAAATTGACAACGCCAGTAGGCTGTACGCCATTATTGGCACAATAAGCCTGGCACAAATTCTCCACTACATTTGCCAGATATTGCTGGCTGGTAGCAGCGATTGCAATTGGAGTTAATTGAATCATAATCTTTTTCTTTTTATATTATTTTTCTTCCGCATCCTCACCTTGCGGAGTAGGTTCCTCTGTCAAGACCTCATAAGAATTTGCCGACACATTTATTGGAAGATTGTACTGCAAAAGCATCTTCAATTCCTCCAAATCGTCTTTCTCGAATTCCACCTTTCCCTCAAACAGCGAGAGGCTCCCGACCTTTATAGCGTCATCTACCACTTTATGGGCAAGTTCCGGTATAGCGGAATCCGGTATCCCCTGCAAATATCTTGCAAGCATAGGCTCCACCAGAGAAGAAGACAACCCGTCCATTAATGGCGCTATCTCCTTAGATAGACTCCACATCGGACTTACCCAACCGGTAGAGCGCAACTTGGCATCAATGTTTGCGATGAACGGGAGCTGCCCCAATCTACTGCCAAGCAATCCCTGTATAGCAGGCTGCGCCCATTTGTTGAGCACAGCCGCCAATTTTTGAGCATTAGAAAACATAGGCTACGGATTAACCGTTACATCCACAGCATCCAGTATCACAAACTTTACGCTGCGGAACAACAAGTTCGCTCAATGCCGCCAATTCCGCAATCTGCTGCTTCATGCAACCCAGTGTGGCGGTGTTGGTGCCATTGTAAACAGCCTGGTTCAAGTTGATTTCACCTTGAGCCTCCTTATTTCTGTTGATAATCGTCAAAAGGCGGTCATAAACATCAGCAAGTTTCTGGTCCGTGTAGGTGTTGGACTTCAACAATGCGATTTCCGAATCCTTGGCTGCAAGCTTATCCATCATGCCAGCCTCATAACGGCTTACGGGCTTGTCCTCCGAGGTAATAACCTCAACCGGGCCTGCACAACCGCCATTTCTCACATTACCGCAACCGCCAAGAATATTCCCTGCATTCAGCCCCAAAAAAGATGCAATGCCGGCAGAAGCCCCAACCGTGTTGTAATTACCTTGTCCTTGTCCGGTGACATTATATTCCTCACCGCTCATTCCTTTAATTCTCATAACTTTAATATTTAAACTGTTTCAAGGCAACCCGATAAGGCTGCATGACAAAGAACGGGATAATCAATGTGCTATTATAGAAGACGTGAGCGGATTGTGAGCTAGTTCTGAACTAATTTCGTGCAGGTTGTTACGGATACTCCATTTGTTCGTTTTAGCTGCAAATCTATTCCGTATCCGATTAACTGATTGGCGCGGCAATTTAGTCTGCCCGGCTATCTCTTCATCCGTCAAAAAGAGAGCAAGAATATGGATTAAGATGTAACGGGCATCTACACACTCTTCGCGGTTACTTCCTAAAATATCAACCTCCCTTATTTCTGTATGGCGGCAAACCGCCGACATTACCGTCTGATATAATTCCTTCATTTTCATATTTCTGCTTTAAAACATAAAAGTTCTGAAAACAAAAACACAGAAGTCTTGTTTATAAGGACAAAGCCCCAAAACAATACTGCCGTGTTGTTATTCCCTTGAAGTTTGCAGACAGTGAAGGGAAATGGGGCTTTCTTTTTACTCTAAGCCCCGAAAGAGTGTCAGCAACAAGCCAACTTCTACATCGTTAATTTCTTTCTTACCATACAAATAGATTATAACTTATTCCTGCGCCTACGTACATGCCGCCTGGATACCCATACCCAGCCTGCAACCCTAATCCCCAACGCTTCTTCTTCGGTTTGATGGGAACCGGATGATAGATGTCATTCGTTACCACTTGATAAACGGTCTTTGGGAACACCTTTATGATATCCAGTCGCGGGTCTACATATCCGCTCACCACCGCACGATACAAGCTATCTTCATACACAACCCGTTTGCGATGAAGCAAGGTATCGCCTATACGTATAGTATCATTCGGTAATATCTGCCAAAACACAGCTATCGGTTTAGAGATAAGAACCGTATCAAGTTTGACAACCGTCTGTATCTTTGTTTCGGTACGGATTTCTGCCGGCAAAGGCTCGAGCGGGCGGAACCACGCCGCCACACAAGCGATTGCCAGTAATAGAACTAATAACCAGGGTAGTTTTTTCATAACCTCAACAAATAATGATTTACAACCATACCTGCACATATTGCGACAGCTCCACACAGCAAGTCTGTTTTGTTCCACTTGCCGTTATAGTAGTGGCAACGGTCGCTGTTCTCCTTAATGAAGAGCATCAGCAGTGCAGTACTGCCACCGAATACTATGGCGGTGGATAGATAGACCACTGCACCTAAGATGTTATTTTTCATATTTTGAGTTAGCATTATGCAAATTTAGTTAATGAAATATATCTTCTACCCGTGGTTCCTGCAGACCAATTGGAGCAAATCTTATAAGTGTATTGATTATAACATTGGCTATTTTCTGCCCTCCGATATTATTAGGATGAACTTGGTCGCCCAAATCTTTGGTTATTGTTAAAGTTGATATTCCACTTAACCCATTTACATCTATGACAGGAATGCCATATATTGCTGCAATATCTTTTATGACTTTACAGTAATCTAATATAGTTAGATTCTGATTATTTTTATATGGATAATCCGCATCTTCATACTTATTATAAAAGTTATGAGGCGTACATACAAAAATTTTAGCGTTGGGGATTCTTTTGATGATTTTTCTTATCATTAAGGCATAAGCGTAGTAAAAATGTGTCTCATCTCCATCATCTATACTCCCTAGTTCAACACTACCTGAAATATCATTTGCTGACGCATAAATAATCAATATATCAGTATCAAGCGGTATAGTAGATACCCGCTCATCTCCACACATATAATCCTTTATTGATATTGTCCCCTCTGAAGGATTGCTTGCATGATAATATCCATATTCATCAACAAGCTTGTTTTTGTACCCAACTGATGTAACCTTAGACCCACCAATACCTCTGTTGTAATGGTCAGCCATATTAAAATATTTCCATACATACTTCTGCCATGAAGCCAGTTCTACAATTGAGTCGCCAAACGATGTCATTTTCTTTCCGGAGAAAGCCATACGAAGTATCTCATCATGATTCATAGTTGAATCCATATCAATAGAATTGGGATTACAAGGGAAATAATGCAATGAAACAAAAGCATGAGTATTCTTGTTAAAGTTAAAGACAGCGTATCTATAGGCTGGGCTTTGGTTTATTTTAAGTTCCCGAAATGAATCTGTCTGATTGCCGGTATATCCAATATATGAACCATCTGATGTAAACAATGCTACAGAATAAGCATTTGTAAAAACAGTTTTTGCATCTTTTATATCTATAAGTTGAGTCGTATTATATTCCTCATTGACAGATAGAGAACCATTGACTGTATTGTATCCTTTGATTAGAATTGATTCTGTTATTAAGTTTTTGCTATAATCCAAAATAGGAACTTCTGCAACTCCAAATTCTGTAAAAATAAAATTCTCTTTACCCGAAAAATATTTACCAGGAACTTCGGTTGTATATAATAACCTACAGTAATTAGACTCTTTTTCCTTGGGAATTTTACTTATATTTCTACCCGTGGCGGCATTGGCTCTCTTCCAATTTAGATAAGTAAGGCCGTTTTCTGTTTTCTTGTAAAAATAGATTCCATAACAATTTGTATACAGATAATCCATGTCACCTATATCAAAGCCGTCAACAACACATCTTCCTTGTGAAGAAATAATATTGCCCGAATTATCAATCGTTTTATTTGATTTTATTTTATCGGAGGATATTTTATTCACAGATATGTTTTCAACATCCACATTCAGTGCTTGCCGAATCCAATTATCAATGCTTGTAAACGTTCCTCCCTGGAACTCCCATGTTTCTACTTTTCCATCTGAATTGATGAATGATACTTTCAGTCCGATATTTCTAAGTTCCTGCGGGACTTGGGCTATAGCGCCTTCCAGACTGTACTTGTTACTCCCGCCAATTCCCGAAGTAGGATGCTGGACGGAAACATTATACTCGGTGATGTAGTTCATATAGTCAGTGTTGCCACCACCAGTGCCGATGTATTTCTTCAATGTAGCGGTACTCATTGAGCCGTTGCTACTTCCTTGCTGAAAAGGTATCAGCTCGTTTCCGGTTAAGTTCTCCTTTTGAGGGAGTTCTCCTATTTGTAATCCTTCTGCCATATCTTTTTATTTTTTGTTATTTGTAAGTAATATCGGCTCTTCGTTAGCCAACAATAACGGAGTGCCATCCGATAATAATAAATACCTTCCATCAGGGGATGGGTCCGGCTTATTATCCTTGATATATGAATACCCTATAGTAAGTATACCGATAGTAGGAATACCGATTGTCGGAATGCCGATGTTGGGGATAGTGATTGGGTTCATAGGCTATCCCTCTTTAATCATTTTGGCTTCCAATACTTCGGTAGCGCTCTTGATTGTGACGTTTATGCCATTCGCTATCCCTACGATGCGGAAAATAGAGTCGGCGGCATCGTTGTTGTCACGCACGTTAGGATACAATGTCACGGGCTTCATGCCCTCGATATTGGCAAATACAGTCACCATTCCGCCCTTGTTCTTTATCTGTATGGTAACGGGATTACCGTCACTGACAAACGTTGCGTAATACGCTGTTTTGCCTTCTTCTTGTTGAAATGATAAAACTTCTGCTGCCATGATGTTTACTTTTTAGAGTTTCAATACTTGGTTTCTGTTTCCTTCTCTTCGGTGGCTGACGTGTACCCATGAGAAGTTTTTCTCATCAATAACCTGGTCAAAGGGAAGCTTCAATTCTTGTATAAGATTAAACAGCCTTTTGTTCTCTTTCGGAGTATTTGGCGTACCGACAATATCGGCAGCACACATGTTCATGTGGTCGCTCGTTTTAGAGCCGCCTACTGCTTTATTAAGAGCGGGGCAACGGTATCCGCTTGTCACTGTGATAGGTTTTCCGTAAGCCTCTCTTAACGGGTCGAGGACATTGTCAACCAACGCTTGTGCATTGGGAAGCAGTTCTTGCGGCAATCTGTTGTCTATAGCTTTCTTATCAGCCGTTTCGCTTTTAACCAGTTCTGCAATTGTAAAGTATCTCATGCTATTCCTCCTTTCTAAAATATTTGTCATAAACCACACGAGCCACCCATCCGGCAACAACACCGACACCGAATGATACAACAGTAGTCAGGTTCACCCAAAACGGTGTGTAGTGCATGTAAAGCATAACTCCCACGATGATAGCGATAACAATCGCTGCGATAATCAGTTTCTTTTTCATTTTGTTACTCCTTATTTATTCATGTTATTAAAAAATTCAACCTTAACCTCGTCTATAGCTGTTTTGATATTGGCATAGGCACGTGCATTATTGGCGCCGATAGGATTATAAATTTCCGACTCTATTATATCCGAAAACTTTTTGACCCAATCCGTAGACATAAACTCACTGAGCCTTTTCCCGCGATGAATAAAGTTATCGAGTTCAATACTCCGCTTCTTGATTATGGCATTACAACGCGTTTCTATTTTCCGTCTCGTTTTCTGCTTATCATCAATATTATTCTCATCGCGCACATTGCGGACTAGCCGGCACAGTCTTTCACAATCAAGGTCAAAAAAGTTGTTACAAACCGAATTTATCTGCATTTGAGAAATAGGCTTCAATCCCTCGTTAATATCAGATAGAACCTCATTTTGTGCTTTGGTTTCCACGAGCAAATCATTTATCACCTTTTCCTGTCTGGTTATCACATTATCCACCAAATGTTTGAACCATTTGAATATAAAGAACCACATTACACCGCATATAACCAAAAAGAAACCTGCGGCAACAGCCATCATTCCGAAATCACTAATCCCCTTACTTGTTTGAAGGGCTGCGTTTGCAACTTCTGTACTCATCTTATCGTTATTTGTCAATTATTAGTATCTTTGTGTCTCTTATCAAATAAGCGAACTACTGTCATTCCGTTTTGCTCGTGAGAGTAGGACGGGATTTTCATATCTTACCGTAATAGCGGAACCATGCACCCCATTTACGTTCTTTCAGATAGTTCGGATTATCCTGGTTGAGTTTGGCTTCCATCTCAAATGCGCTCGCACGGTAAGCGTTTTTATTGACCTCTCCGTCCCCAATCTTGTTGTCTGTGAACAAGTGATACACGAAGCTCACAAACCATTCTGTCAGATACAAAATGTAGTAGAATAGCGGGATAAGTAACAACCACCATGCACTGACATGGAATGACAATAATACGGATGGGATAGCCACTATCTCCATACACTCGAAGAACTGTTTCTGATGTGTCCGTTCATGGCGGATAGTTGTTTCGGACAACTCTTTCAGCTTCGTAAGGATGAAGCCGAAGAACATTATAGTTGTGTAGCCTCCAAAGAGGATAAGTTTGGCTAATTTGCTGTTGTAGTAGATTGTTTTCATATACATCATCTTATTTATTCATTATAATCAAAAACAAAAAGTACATAATCTAAATCATCAAAATCGCCAGCAATAAAACTTTGAATAGCACTTCCAGGTTGACATATATTTTCATTAATTTCCATTTGCGAATCACTACTACCTACAAGTCTACATTTATAGATTTCTAAATATCTAACAGGGTCGTTGCTTTCATTTTGTATATCAAAATCAATATTACTACCTACACCATTAGAATACCAATCTATTTTACCACTTTCAACAATAGTTAATTGTCCACTTCTATATAGACTAATATCGTGTGAACTAAGATTGGCTATTATTAACATTCTTGTTCCATATTTTGTATCAGTAGGTGGTAAATAGGTTAAAGCATCATATAATTTGCTCCAATCAAATTCTTTGCCCGCAATCAGCTTATCTCCAGCAAATAGCCCTGAGGTCAATTCTCCTATTTTTAACATAATCATTATCCTTTAATCGGTTACACAATATGCTGTATTGGCATCCTTAGAGCCAATAGCATCGTATTCGGCAGCGGTTTTCTTGGTGAGGGTGGTGAGGTTGTCGGAATCAATGATATTTACTATTATAAATCTTGCATCATCAGTATTCTCAGTGATTCTTATTGAATATCTTTTTGTATGCAAATTCCCATCGCCAAATCCTGTTAATATAAAATGTAATTCATGCTCAGTGTTTCCCGTATTTTTCCAAACATTTAAACAACCTAATTCTCTGCAATCATTACTGTTATGAATGAAGTATCTTGTGTGATTTTCTATTATATCTTGTACTACACTTCTAAAATTACCAAGGTTGCCAAAATATCTATTAACTCTCTCTTCTGCATCCACACCAGTTAAATTCAATCCCTTACCAGTCAAATCATTGGAAATAGTTCCACTATCTGCATCAATAACTTTGCCATAACCGATATTATCCGCATACTTCTTCGTTGCAGGCTGGTAATCGCCCGTAGGGGTGAATGATGAAGTGTTGGTCTTGGTGAGGACGTCGTCCGTAAATGCAAACTCTTTCCAATTAGTCCTAACGCCCTGTTGATTACCACCACCTCTTGCAAACCATCTATTAGTTAGATAAGAGCCATAGATTTGATTAGAATGACCATAATTGGCGTTTGCGAAAATCAATGCTCCATTCTCATTAATAGGATAATTATTTTCAGGTGATGTGTAATCAGCAGTGCTTCTCTGCGTAGCAAACCCCGCTCCATTTATATCGTTTAAATTCTCTGATGTAAGATTTAAATGCTCAGAAACTTCCGCCCAATCCCCATTCTTACGACCGTATGCCTTTCCATCAGTTGGCGCTTCATCTATGCCGCCAATCTTCCCCTGGCTTACCCATTCACCGTTCACCCATGCGTAGTAATCATAAGGAGCTTCCGTACCTACAGCCATGAACCCGTCAACTGCCGAACCATCGGGAACAGCGGATTTCAAGGCTTCAAGGGTGGCGTATTCGCCGGCTACACGGAAAGAGCTTCCCGGTTCACCCTTGCAATAAATATCCGTCTTGTCGAAACTTTCCGTCTCCTTGTTATACACATAGACATAGTGGTCTTTGCCGATGTATGTCGGATTGTTGGCAACCTTTTCGGCATCTTGTGCGGCTGGATTGGCGGCGGCGGCTTTTTCTTCGGCATTGGATGCAGCGTTGTTTGCGGATTGAGTAGCCGCTTCTGCCCCTTCTTTGGCTGCGTTGGCATCGGATGCAGCTTGTGCCGCCAGTCCTGCTTTCTCATTGGCAGAATTTGCGGCTGTCTGTGCTGCTGTGGCGTTACTTTCTGCTTTAGTAGCGGCTGCATTTGCTTTATCGGCAGCTTCCAAAGCGGGAGCGGCTAACAATGTAAGTGGGGCACGTACAATGCTCGGCATGTCCTGACCCTCTACTTCTTGATATGCGGGCAGAGATGTGATACCATTCAAACTTTCCGCTTCCGGCACATCGCCAACACCTTGTGAACCTTTTTTTAGTTCATCTTCTATTTCTCGTAAATCCTGTTCTGTCCAAGCCATAATTATTCCTGTTTATCGGTTACTTCTTCCGGTTGATTGTTGATAGCACGATTGAGCGCGTCAATGAAGAAAGGTTTGCAAAAAGCATTTGCATGCTCTTGTATCAAGGATACTTCTTCATCGGTATACTCTGTCTCTTCATTGGAGTTGTATATCTTCAAAGCGAGTGCATGCGATGCGATACCGTTACCGTTCCGGTATAATACATTCGCAAAATTCTCTCTACAATCTATATTTTCACAATGCTTACGGGTAATGTCCGTAGCAATCAGTAATTGTTTAAAATTTATCTTTTTCATGAGCTTGGGTATGATTTAGTTAATCTTCCATCTTTATAAAAAGAAAGTCCGTCGATGCCAAGAGACACTTGGTATCTTGACCCACTTAAATTTGAAATCATTGACAATGACCCTGCAAAAAGGGTGGTAGACGCAGTTAAGTTGCCATCACTTGCTATATTGTCCAATTTTAATCTTGGGTAAGTAACAGAAGTACCTCCGCCTCCACTATCAAGGAATGAAATTCCACCCACATCATATCCTTTTGAATTATAAAATTTTAGGCTGTTTGAATTTGGGTCTATTTCTATTTTTGTACCTGACGAAGCGGTTGATATTTTGCCAACAATGCTAACATTCCCATTTTCGTCTATCACCAAAGAGTTGTTAGGAGTTCTTACATTTTTAAACACCCCGCTGTTTGCATTTATCTCTCCTTTAAAATATCCACCAATAGCCTTTATTGTCCCGTCTGCCTGAATAGACACATTCCCGTTGGCGGATATATTTCCGGTAAAGTATATATTTTTGGAAACCACGGAAATGTTATCAAGTGCCACATTGATTTCTGAACCTAATCCGTCTTTTTTGACATATAATTTAAGTTCATCGGTAACTCCATTGATGTCCAGCCCCAACTGCGTTACATCTTCCTCTATTTTTGTAACAGACAATTTGAGGTTTTCCGCTGTCTGCTCAATCTGTGAGAACCTTTGATTGTTGCTTTCCGAGAGTTCCTTTACTTCCAACCTGATACTTTCCGCAGTCTGCTCTATTTCGGAACTCAATTTTGTATATAAATCCTCGAATGCGTTTTCGGTAAGAGCCAGCGAATGTATGTATATATCCCCCGTAAACTTCAACTCAAAATCGCCCGTTCCGTCCCATGTGCCGGAATACTCTTTCATTGCGTATTCCTCACTCGGTTCAAGACGTTCGGTGAAATGCAGGTTCTGACCGGGAAATCCTATTGTCAGCGTTCCGGCTGTAGCTACCTTATACCGGAAAGAGATAAAGAACTTTCCCGGTTCTTCCCCTTCCTCATAGGTCGGTTTATTGGCTAAATCAGCATTTGACTGTTTAATTCCGGAAGAAAGAATACGAAGCGCGTTTCTATCTCCGTCTCTAATAATAGCAGCCATGGCATCCTTACGGGAATAGAACTTGTCGTTAACCAATAAGAACTTTCCGTTCACAGTAAAGAAACGAACATCGTTCTTTGTCTCCCAACCGTTCGTATTGCTTGCAAATGATGCGTTATACAGATAATTATCCTTTGCCTGCACCTCGTCAAGCACTTTGGAGATTTCAGAGTAAATCAAATCTTCCAATATCTTGAACTGGGTAAGGATATTCACACCCGTTTTCAAGATAAAGTCACCCATGAACTTGTTGCCTTGCGGACTGATAACCGTCACTTCCTTGCCTGCTAAAGAATAGGAATCTATCCCGGCATACTGATGGATACTCGGTGCATCATCGCCATACACGGACAAGGTGATTGCGTTCTGACGCTTCTTGTCCGTTCTGTTTCCGAGTTGTACAAGGCTATCGCCTTCCTGCGGTATGTCGCTGTTTGCATCACAGTCCGTTTTGCTAAGGTCTATGTAATCCTCGCCAACACCTACACATAAACGCCAATAATAACGGTTGGATACATTCTCGTAGACACCCGGCTTGATATTGAAGTCTTGAAAACGTACCTGGTCGCCTTCCTTGAACGGGTTCTCGATAGCCGTCTCCCCATCATCAACCAGCAGATAGCACCGCCAAAAATCCTCGTGTTCCTCAACCTTTCCGCATTTCATTCCGGCAGCGGTGAACATGTAGTTCCCGCCTGCATAAGAGAGTTTCTTTATCTCCAGTTCGGAGAACATCGCTTTGATACGCACAAAGAGTTCGTCCACTTCAATGTAGGATTTACCCGTCTTGCTGTCTACTTTAATAACAAAGCCTTCACCGAGTGCACCGGAAGAAAAGTTCATGGACTGGATGTAGTCTGAGAACAATCCGCCTAAGAACTTTATTAAATAGCTGGTTTGGTCAGGTTTGGTTTTATTCAAAAACAGCTTTTCTCCAAAGGCTTTAATGATTGATTCCACTTGTTGGGTAGTTAATCCTCCACCGCCTTGCCCGCCTACTATTGAATCTATCTGATTCTGTATCTTTTCTAAAGTTCCTACCGCTTTGTCATTGCGAAGGGTAATATCATACGTTGGAATGAGAGCGTCTCCTTCCTTTATTGTAAGGCTGTCAATAATAATGCTCCCGTTGATGTTTAAGTCTTCATCCTCGAACAACATTAAATCACCTTCCTTTATACTGTCATGTAGTTCCGGGTGACGCGCCATAAATATTTCATCTACTTTAGGCTCGTAAGTATATCTTACATAATCATTTTTTGCAAGATATTCTTTGGAAGCTGTTAGCAATTTTTGGGAAGCGGCTTTTATATACACATCTGGCATATCAATGCCCAAAAGCACAAATTTATCTCCGGCTTTGATAGTAAAATCCTTATATGGGAAATAAAGATTCAAACCTTCATCATAGACTCTGTTGCATGTCAAGACCCACATATTACCTTGTTTTACGGGCTTGTCTGCATCTCCAAGTATTTCAAATTCACGTCCACCACACATTCCGCTTTTCATGGATATGGTGGCGGTTTCCCCTGTTAGATAATCGTTTATGTCAAATCCAATGTCTTTGAGATATATTTTGAACGGTGGGATGGTTTCCCCTTCTTCAAAGTAACCATCATCCGCAATTGGCGTATTATCCTTATTCACTGAATCGGAAGCGATTTCATCCAACGCTCCGGTAGCATTTACGATTATTCCCGCGTCTTTCAACTGCTGTGCTGTCATTCCTTCCATAGACGGATGTATTTCCGGTAAAGAAGTATCACTCCCGTCAAAGAAAACCGAACCTTCCCGAACTCCGATAATATCTATGTTTTTACTATCAAGGTATGGGTCAAGTGTCTTTTCCGGAAAATCAGGAAGCATCAAGTTTTTAACAGCCATATTATTGGGAACTAATGCTCCAGAAGGTCTTTTGTACTTTCTTGGAACATTGTCCGTCTCAATGCCTTTTTCTATCCGCATCTTTGCGCCTATGCGGACGTTGTCCTTGTCGGCTTCACTATTCAACAAAACGTAGCATTTCCCAAGAAAGCTACCTCTTCTTATTTTATAAGAATGCCCATTGATTGTCACATCATACAATGCTGTGTCGGATAGGAATTTCATATAAAAAGGAAGAGTCACAACAGCGCCGTCTATCAAATGTGTATTAGGGTCATATCCGTAAGATACATCCTCGATGGGAGCTTCGACAATAGGACTTCCATATGTTGTATAATAGTTGTACGGTAAGTTTTTGGTACCACCATATGCTCTTAGGCGGGTAATTATCTTCTGTGACGAGTCCGCGGTTTTTTGTATGGAGTACAGCCCTTTTCCCTTTCCATACCCGAACATGTTTCCTACTGCAATTCCGGCAGTGCCTATTGTTATCGTTCGCCCCCTTATGATAAAGTTTGCCTTAAACTCGCTATTTACCAAAGCGAGTGCGTCCCAAACGTTTATACTGCTTATTGATATGGATTTGTTAGCCTCATTAACATATTCGGGATGTACTGTAACCGTCCATTTTTGCTCTCCTTTATAGATACGGTCAAGGTTCACCTGTATTCTTTCTGCGAGAGCATTTATGCTTTCAGCGTAAAAACTGAATGTAGGTAGGGAAGAGTAGTGAATTAAGTTATCCTCCTTTACATAGTCCAGGAATTCGCATCTTGTCAGTTCATCTGCAAGAGAGTTGAAAACTACGTTCTCATATTTGAAAGCCTCTCCGTATGTATTTTTGGAGGCTTGCTTCAATTCAGTAGGGTCGTAGTTTATTTCAAATCTTTCTCCGCGATATATCAGATAGTCTCCGACTGTAAAATCAATCGGAGTGGGGGACGTAACGGTAATGTTAACGGAACAAGCTCCCATGAACTCCCCGTTATACTCTAACTTGTTAGCGACACATCGTTGCGTCTGCCCGTCTTTGCTGTATATTATAAACCGTCCCATTATGCCGTAAGAATAATTTGTGTTTTAGGGTCGGTTACCCGAAATGTAATGTTGAAAGTTACGACATCCCCCTCATCTGTCTTGCGGACAAAAAGGTCGGGTTTTATAGATTTAAAATAAACCCCCTGCCTGCCTATTTGGGTATAGGTGTCATAAACCTTTAATTCTGTTCCGTAACCGTCTTTTCCTATCAGATAGTCCAGGAAGGCGACAATCTTTTCATTGGCTGTTCCCATATCACCTTTATAGGCGAACTCTACTTCTATATCATAGGCTTGTACGTAGAGTTCTTCGGGGAAAAAGGTGTCTTCTCCGTCTTGGTCTATCCAGTCCCTTTTGGGCAAATCCTTAATATCTCCATATACAGTAAAAGGGAAGTCCTTGCACACAATCCCCCATTGGGATTTGGTGTCAATAACAGGACTCCCCAGCTTACTTTTCTGAAAATAGATACTGTAAGGCTTTGCCATGTGTTATTTTGAGTTTGTGTTGTAAAAACAAAAAGAGCCAATCAACGGCATATCCGTTAATCAGCTCTTTGGCTTGTTATATCAATACTGCAAATATATGGTGTATTTTCTAAATAATCAAGTAAAAGGTTAGAAAATTGATATAGCTATCCGGCTTACATTATATTTGCAATGAATACTACCTTTCGGGTAACACGATTTTCATGTAGGGGTTCTTTACCCGCTTCTCTTTGAGCTTCTTTTCAAGTTTTTCCATCCTTTCGTACATCAGTTCAATATCTTCGGATAAGTGCAATAATTGAAGTTTGAGGAGCTTGTTCTCTTTCTGCAAGTTATGTATCTTTTCTTCCATGATGAATATTTGTTTTAGTCGTTATTCCTGCCATCTGCCCGCCAGCCGTATTGCTGACGGGGTATCATAACGTGAACGTTGGTCGAAACCTCAACGTGCATCTATGCTAACATGTGGCAATATTTCCTTATTAAGGCTTCTAAGGTCGAAATCTGACTTAGAGGCGCTCGGGTTGTATTTTGATATAGACATAGGGGCAAGAAGCGCCATTATTTCCAGCTTCCCCTGCTGTATATCGAGTATTACTTCATCCAGTATTTCTTAATTCTTCCATTTTCGTTTTGGATATAGTTGTGGCTGTCGGGCATTGGAACCGACTGCCGGATGATTAAAATAGCGTGATTAGTATTTTTTCATGCAGCTAACGAATAAGGCTATGATAGATATAAGGACGCCTACAATGGCAAGTATTAAATTCCAATTGATAGGATTGTGCAAGTTGGGGTTAACGGCAAGATAGTGCTTGCCCTCTTCGGTGAGTTTGGCACTCCATACATAACCGCCAATTACATAATTGGCTTTCACCAATCCTTTCCTCTCAATGGAACGGATGGAAGCAGTAAATACATGCTTCGGGTATGTTGCCGGGCATTTTCCGCCAAACTCTGCAACAATCCGAAATGCTTGTTTCTCTTCCTTTGTTAATTTAATCCGTTCCATAACCTACTCGTTTTCTGCAAATTTACTAAATACTACGCAAATATGTGTTGTTGTGCTATACTATTTTATAGGCGAAATCTTTCTGTCAGAAGGCTTTCCGCCAAATAGATGGTTGATATAAGCAAGTCCTTTGGGTTTGCAAAACACCTTTTGGCATAATATGTCTGGGTGGTTGTCTCTGCGTATTGGCGGCAACAGCGTCATTTCAAAGTAGCCTGCGTCAATATACTTTTGTTTCGGCTCGTTCCTGTCTTTGAAGAATATACCCGCATCCCTTAGCTTTCCGAAAAGGGTGTTTCTCCCAAAACCGAGATTGAGTATCTTTGCGGCTTGACCTATGTCTACTTTGCCCTCTGCTTTGAAGGCAGCTTCGGCGAAGTCGGCTTTAGGCTGGAGTTTGGTAATCTTTGCATCTTTCTGCTCGATTTGCTTTTGTTGCTGCTCTGTTTCAATACGGAGTTGTTCCTTTTCCTTTTCAGAAGCTACTAACGCTTCCAATGCCTCAAGATAAGTTTGTGGAGTCTTGATAACTTTTTTCTCATTTTCGAGGTATTCTAAACGGTTGATTATTCTTTCACGCAGAACCGCATCATAACCTGATGCAAGAATAAGACAGCCTTTAGGAGTGAGATTAAAAAGAGGTCTTTTTTGACCGTTAGCGTCTGTGTATGACCCCAATCCAAAATTGGATGCGGATACACCTTGCGATAATAGGCTGCGAATGTCGCGCATTACATGGGCATGTTGTTTACTCGTAACCTCTGCAATTTCAAGAGAGGTCATACCTTTCTGATTTGGAATTAAGTTTTCCATACTTACTATTGTTTGGCGTTGTAATTATAGACAGACAAACGGCTGTCATTTCCCGTGTCGCCAAACAATAGTAAGATTTTCTCCGAAGAGGGAATATTACGCAGGAAAGACAGCCGTGTATTTTTTATACAGGCAGTTGGGCATAAAAAAAGCCCAACTAAATATAGTGAGCGATAACCGTGCTCTACGGAGAAAGAATACTTTACTATTGTTTGGCACCACAAAGATATACATAATCCTTGAAGTAGCAAACTCCTTATAAGAAAATCAATTAATTTCGTTTATTTTCTAAGTTATTATGCGAATATATAGAAAATAAACCATACATCCAAAAGGGGAGCATAGTAATATCCAAACATGCTTTATAACATATAACAAAAAAGGTGAAAAAACTGTATATAATATATTGTTCTCCAATACAAAGTTGTTAACTTTGCCACACATTAATTAACTAAATACATGCTTTATGAGTAATAAAATATTTTTTCTACTTTCTCTATTTTGTGTTCTTATATCCTCCTGTGAGAATGAAGATGATATGGTAACATCTATACTTTTAGACAAGTCGGATATGACTTTGAAGCCCGGAGAAACTTATCAATTTACGGTAAAAGGCTCTCCTTCTAAAGCGAAGTTGCCTAAAATTAATTGGGGGATATATCCTGTAAATGCAAACAATCATTTGGCAAAAATAGATTCACACGGGAAACTAACAGCTTTGAAGCCAGGGAACTTTACAGTAAATGCCTGGATTGGAGATGATGATATAACGGATTTGTTATATATTGATAATGCAGTAATAAAGGCTGTGTGTAATGTGACGGTTGAGCCTATAGAAGCTACTGGCATATCTATAGATAAGAAAGAGATTGTGTTTAATGGAGAACAAAGTTTGATTTTGGATGCTTCTATTGAACCTCAGGATGCTACGAAGAAACTGGTCTTTTGGGAAATAGATAATTCGGAAATTGCAAGTTTAGAATCGGGTAAAGACAATTCGGTTATTGTAACAGCACTAAAGGCAGGAGAAGCTACAATTACAGCACGTGCAGGGTTTGAATCTTCTATAACTTCAACATGCAAAGTGAAGGTTAATCCTGTTGTAGCACAAGGTTTTTCCTTGAAAGAAAATGAAAAAAATGTAAGGGTGGGAGATGTTTTTACTATAGAATCAATAATCACTCCTGCATATGCAACAAAAGAAAACATAGCATGGGAGATTTCTGACGTAAATATTGCAAAGATTAATGAAGACAACAGTATATCTGCCATGTCTCCTGGAAAATGTATAGTTAAGGCTATTTTGGGAAATACAGGGTTAGAGGCTACTTGTGAGCTGACAGTAGAACCCATTTTATTGGAATCTATAAGTTTTGATAACCTTACATATAAAATTGAAGTTGGAGGACAAAAACAGCTAAATGTTGTGTTTACACCAGAAAACGCAACTAATAAGAATGTGATATGGACTTCATCCGACCCTGTGATTGCTCCGGTTGATGAAAATGGAGTGGTTTTAGGGAATACATCAGGAAGAGTACAAGTTACGGCAACGTCAGAAGATGGCGGACATGTGGCAAACTGTACTGTTTATATTGTGTCATTAGGAGGTATGATGGATGTTTATTTCCCTACATCTTCTTTGATTATTAATTCGGGATATTATACGGGCGTTATGTCATGTGCTATAAAGAACAATAGCTCAAAGACTATAAAACTTACTAAGTTTAAAGTTTTTTCTACTGGAAGCGGTAGTGCTCCTATTGAGATTACTGATGAGGCGAAATTAGGATATTTATCTTCTGGAGAAACAAGAATTTTACAGTTTAGATTATCACATGTTTATGAGCCAGGATTTAAGTGGGAGTTTGAATGTGATGCCCATTATTTTTCTGCTTATGGAAGTTATAAACAGTAATTTTTAATGTTAAGTAATCATTAAGTTAAGCGGAGTTTCTCCGCTTTTCTTGTTTTGTGGCATATCGCTTGTTCTACCGATTATGGTAATATTGCCACAATATTATAAATATGAGAAAGCATGGGAAAAAGTCAAAAGACATCCAAGCACTACGCAGACCGAACATCGTCAGAGAAAGAAATAGGCAGCATCGCTAAAATCTTTTTCGTAAGAAACTCAATTAAGTAGGAATAAGCTTCGTCACTATCACTGGTTAAGTTTATTCCTGCTTTTTCCAATGTAAAGTTGGCGATGTGAAATATCTCGTGCGCTAATATTGACAATCCTTTTATGTCTTTCGGCAAATTTGGCATATACAAAATCATTTGTCCGCCAGGCAATAAAAAACTTTTTCCTTTTTCTTCTCCACTAATCATAGAAACGATTTCAGAAGACTTCTCGCACCCGAATATCTTTGATAGTCTTGCCTTCAAATGCTTTTTTTCTCCAAAATGAACCATTACATCCCGGTCATAAATGTCTATGCTTATTATCTTATTCATAACGAATATGATGTTTGTGCTTTATATATAATAATGCAAATATAACTAAAAATAATCAAGATGCTGTTCTTCGGCATATGAATTATAATTAATCGGATTTGTTAAAAAATTGATTTATCTGATATTTGTTTGTTTATTTGTTTGTTCTTTCGTTCGTTCTTTCTATATTTGTGCATTAATATAATACAAATGGGTAATTGGAGCGAAAGACAAGAAGTCAAGAAAGAGGGCAAGGAAAAGGATAAGGTAAGACGTGAAAAACTTGCAGGATATTTCTTTGATTTATCTAAACTAATATTTGCGGCACTTGTTTTAGGAGGTATAACTCCTTTGTTTACCAATGTGACAAACGGAATAAACTGGAGTACTATTACATTAGGAACTATATCTACATATATGTTTGCTAACTTTGCTAATAGGATTTTAAAATGAATATAATATGGATACGCTAACGGCAATATTTTTAATAACGGCTATTGTGAGTGTTACATTAGTTGTTTGGTCTCACACCAAATCGGGCAAGAAGTGGCTTGCAAGCTTGTAAGCAGAAGGATAAAAAAGGGAACAGATAAATTCAATATCAAAACAATATGGGGAGTGTAATGGAAAGCAAGAAAGCAAAGTGCTCTTCAAAGTATCCACATCGTATAAAGTCTAAAGGCGATAGACTGGGATGGACGTTGAGAAGCGCAGTCAAGCACTCTTCCTTGCGTGAAATTATTGGAGAGGGAAGAATCGTTAGTAACTCTTGCTGTTTCATTTCAGCCAATACAAAAAGAATTATGCAATAGAGCCAGACATTAAGCCTGGCTTTTTCTTTGCATGACATCCCCATCGGTTTCCACAATACAATCTTCTCCATGAATGTAAACATAAACGGATGCGGCACCGCTTTGCAATATGTGCGTTTTCGCACGGTCGTACACGTTTAACGGAAAGTAAATCCCTTATCTTTTGTTAGCTTTGCCGAATGTATTTCATCCCTTAGTTCGGAAACTTTATTTAGAATTGCTTCATTGCTATTGGCGGTTCTTAGCGTATTATTGGCTATCGCTCTTAATTGTGTTAGCTGTTGCTCTGCGAGGATGTTGTACTTTGGAAAAATTTCATTTCCTAATTTTTCAAGAAGAGCACGTTTTACGCTTACGTCCTGGCGAATGCCGTTCAGGTATGAACCCAATAGATTTGCCGTATCTTCTGTGATACCTTGTATTCCTTTTGACAGTCCGGAAGACGAAGAAACGCCTTTCCAATCCATCGCTTCTTTTAAAGCATCTCTTTCCGCTAATGCTTGGTTTACTATATTATTCCATTTGTTTTGAAGGTCAGCTTGTTCTTGTTTGTCAATTCCACCACCACTCTCCATTGCCTTGGCGAACATCTCATACCACTCTTGTATTAACTTGTTATACTTTTTAGCCATAAGGCTTTCTACAATGGCATTTTGCATCATCTTTTCAAAATTGTTCGCAAAATCTTCCGCATCGGACTCCATATCAAGAAGTGCGTTCTTAAAGTCATTTCTTATGTTGTCAAAAGATGTATTGGTGAGTTTCTCATTATAAGCGTTTTCGAGTTCTTCAAGCTGCTTATAATAAGTGATGTATTCATCCATGTATTGAGCGGCATTCCTATACCCATCATCAGCAAGGCTTTTTATTTTTGAATACAAAGCCGTATCCTCCTCTGCCAGCTTAGCCATTTGCTTGCTTGATAATTGGAAGAACTGACCTGCATTACTCACAGATTTTCCTACAATATCACTGACCCTCTTCCATTCTGATGCAGACATGTTTTCATCTATTTTCTTATTGGTAGAGTGCGAGCCGCCTATACCCAAAAATCCATTATTATATGCTGCTGCGCTACGCTGCATAGCTTCCAATGTGTTAGCTTGCTGTTTTAAGATGTTTTCTCTTTGCACTTCGTATATATCAGAAGCGTCAGTAACAGAAGCCTTATCCATCTTTTCAGAAAGATTATCCAGTGCATTTTTTAAATCCTCATTAGATTGTGTAAGATATTCTATGTCACGTTCAAGGTTCTCGTCGCTATCACCACCGAAATCAATTCCGAGTAGTCCAGGAATAGAAAATTTTTCAAAAATATCTACCCAGACATTAGCTATGCTCTTAAATATATTCCCCACAAATCCATCAATTCCTTGTTTATCTATCGCATCAAGTAGGGAAAATACGGCACCTATAATTCCGCCTATCTTGTTTCCTGCTTCTGTAAATATATCAATGAAACCAGACGCAAGACTGCCTATTTGCGATAACGACATTTCAGACGAACTTCCAAGCTGGGTAATAGCGTCAGACAGCGTTATTAAATTTTGCTTAGTCTTATCAGTGCTCTTTGTTACATTAACTTGCGCATTCTGAACGCCTTGTGCAGCAATGTTTCTCTTTTTTAATGCTTCTTCCTGCTCTGCTTTAGTTCCCGTTTGCAGGGATTTATTATATTCCTCTTGTGCTTCATTCAGTTTTTCTTGCGCAGCACGAAGCTCATCCAATTGTTCCGGTAAATTACCAAGCAAACCACCCTTGTCGATGATAGCGCTTTGGATATTGTTCAAAGCTTCATCAACTACCTTTTTTTGGTCAACGGCCATGTTTTTATACTCATTCGAGTTCTTGAATGCCTGTAACTGCTGCCTAACCTGTTCAAGTACCTTTTTAGAAACCCTGTCTAAATCCCCGAATATAAGTTCCCAGTTTATTTCTTGTTTGAATTGCTCAAATTCGATTGATGCAATATCCTCGTTTGCTTTCTTTTTCCTTTGTGCTATAAGTCTGTCGGTCTCTTCTTCGCCTAATTGACCTCTTTGGCTTTCAATATCAGCTAAGTCCTTTTGAAGATTACGTTCAATATCCTTTATCTTTTGGGCATAATCTTTATAATTGCTTAGCATTTGTGATAGATTATCAACACTTTCAGCTCTTATCTTTTCATTTTCTGATTTGATAGTCTGATACAGTTTTAAGATTTCATTATCACCAAATTTGCTTTTTACAGCTTCTTCATCCATTCCCAAAACATCGAAAGCAGATAAATTACTGCCATTCTTCTTTAACGCTTCGGACAGTTGACTTTGGAAATCATCAATTATGCTTTTGAATGAGACCTCTCCGCCGAAAGCAATATTCATGGAAAGAGATTTGTTGCCGGAAGCATTGAATAGCTTCTTATATAAATCCCACTTTTCTCCGGTTTGGGAAACGTACTTTTCTATCTCCTTTAAGGCATCATCAACTTCTTTCTTCGCACTGTCAATTCCCGCCTTGTCAATCTTGACACCAAGAGAAATGTATAAATCTTCCTGCTTCTCTTTGCTTCGGTCTAACTGCCCTTGAATGTATTTGTAAGCCTTGCTTGGGTCTTTTAAGTCCAAATTGACCCCGTTCTTATCAAAGATAGGGGCAAATTCAGAAATGCCCTTCACCCTTTGGGATGCGACTTCTTCTCCTTCTATCTTTCTCCATTTCTCATAGCTGGAAACGGCTTTATCTATGAGGTCGGTACGGGCTTCCCATTGTTCGGCAATAGGGTCTTTCGTGTTTTGGGTCTCTTTGGTTACACGCCCGAATGTTTTTAGTATTTCATCTGTAGCATTCTTTAACAGCTTGGCTTTATCTATACTTTTACGAGTTTCTTCATTCCATTCGCCCTCTTTTTTAGTCCATTCGCTAAGAGTAGAGGACGCATCCTCATTAGCACCGATTATATTTTCTATGTATTTTTGCAGACCACCTTCTGCATCAGGCTTTAGCCTTTCTATACCGAATTTTTCATACAATTCGGTCGCTTTCTTGAACCAGGCAGAATTCTTGTCATCTTTCTTTATCTTGTAAGTTGAATAATTTTCTAATGCGTCATTCAGTGTTTTTTGAGCTTGCGATAAAACCTCTTCTTGTTTTTTTATATCTTCATCTAAGGACTCTATGACATTCTCATACCCGTCCAGTGATTGATAATATTCTCTGCGAGATTTCAATCTGTTAAGTTCTCTTTGAGCTTCATTTCTATTATTGGTCGCGCCGATTACAAGCCCTGCGCTTTTGACTTTTTCTCTTTCTTTTGATGCAGATAACACTTTTTGGATGGCTTGATATTCCCCTTCTAAAAGAAATTGTTCAAATTTCATATTCTCAAAGAGAGAGGGATATATTTTTTGAAGGTTTAGATATGCCCTTCTTTGAGCATCAATCCCGTTTGTTTTATCGAATATTCGAGAAATATATCCTTTAGCCTTACTTTCCTCTTCTTTAATCTTCTCTATGTTTTTTGAGAACTCAATATTTAGTTTTTTTGTTTTTTCAGCAACTGTTTCAACTTTTTCTTGGAATACAGTCAATGTTGTAACTATAGCGCCTAATGTGGTTATCCAAAATACCCACGGATTGACTTTCATTGCTGAGTTAAGTGCCCATTGTGCTACTGCGGCTGCTTTGGTGACTTTGACTCCTTTGTTTAACCATGTATAATACGCTTGCATTTGACTGATTGCAAAAGAAGACTTTTGTGCTACATTTACAGCTATCACAGCCGTTTTATAAGAGCCATAAATTCCTACAAGTATACCAAGTATATCTGCGACAGCCTCCCAATGTTTCATTAAATCAGTAAGCAGCTCTAAACTATCTGAAAGTACACCGCTATTGCCTTCCGCAATGTCAGCCATCATAACATCCCATGCGTCCTGCAAGTTGCTCCATTTGCCAGCAAGGCTTTCTGCAAGAGCTTCCTGCATGTTGTAGAATTTGCCGCCTTCATCGGTCAGCTCCCAAAGAACATCTTTCACCATGCCGAAGCTGACCTCTTTCCGGCTGATTTTATCGAATACGTCTCCGGCGGAAGTTACCACTCCCGTAAGCTTAGTAAACCGTTTCGCCAACTCGTCCACCAACGGAATACCAGCCTCGGTAAACTGCCTCAATTCCTGCCCACGGAGAAAAGCTGCACTGCGCACCTGCCCGTACGCCAATATGATACGTCCCATATCGACACCCACACCTGCGGAAATGTCGGCAAGTCGTTTGGTCGTATCGTAAAGCTCTTCATACGGAATGCTGTATGCGGAAAGTTGCTTGGTGTATGAAGCCAGTTCTTTAAACTGAAACGGAGAGACAACCGCTAAATCCTTAATGCGGTTGAATATGGTTTCCGCCTTCATACTATCTCCAAGAATGGAGGTAAGGGCAATGTGTTGTTTCTGAAACTCTCCGCCAATAGTATATAATCCCCTTACAAAACGCTCTAAAGTGTATATGGAATACACATTGGCGATTTGATTTTTCAGTTCCCCGGCTATCCGTGATTGAGAAGATAGAGCCGTGTTTTCCTTTGTCATGGCGGCATTGTGTGTGCCGGAAGCTCTTGCAGCCTGCATCCGAGCATTGGTGAGTCTTTGTTCGGCGAGCGCTGCCCTTTCTGCCATTTTTGCCTGAATATCAAGAATGCGTTGCTGTCTTACATCGCTCGCTGTTGTGTTATATTTATATCCAGCTTTTTGTAATGCCTGTTTGACGGCATCACTGACTTTAGCCTTATCTACGACTATGTTTATTTTGTATTTTTTCTTATTTACAGCACTGGATATACTATCTCTAAGAGAAGCATCGTCTATTTTCAGTTTTGCTTTAACTTCGGAGGGAACGTTAATTTTATTGACCCCTACATTGACTTTGAATATCTTACTTTTAAGTGCATTATCTATCGACTCTCTAATAATTTGTCTGTCTACCTTAACTCCCAATTTAGTGTTAAGTTTGACTTGCTTTTCAACGAGTTTCTTTTTTATCTGTTCATAATCCTGCTCTGTGCAGTCTTTCAAGTGAACGCTGAAATTGAGTGAACCTAAGTCTGCCATGTTAATTATTGTTTTGCGCCTTTTTGATAGCGTTAATGCCGTTTACCATAAAATCATTGAGGGAAATTCTTTGTCCTTTCATTTCCTGCTCTTTTCTCTTTTCTTCCCACTTCCTTTTTAAATCTTCCATTTCTTTGGCTGTGTGCGTTTTTTGTTCTGCGTCTGCTTTGTCATACACTACAATCGGGGCGTCACACATAAAAAGTTCGTATTGAGCACAGGTCAATACCCAGTCCATATACCAATTAGGGATATTAATCATTCCCCAAAGAAGAATTAACGGTCGTGTCAGTTCCGGATGTTTTTCTCCGTTTGCAAATGCTGCTCCTGCCGAAGTTCTTGAAGGATACGTTCTGCTTCCTTTCTCGTCATCGTCATTATCGTGTCTCTCATTCCGGTCAGTAATGTGAAAGCATTCAAGTATTCCAGTCTCTGAGATTCCACTTTTTTTTTACCTATAAAAAGTATTCCGTACAATTCGTCATCTGTGTATTTTTTCCATAGCATACGCCAATATATCCAATGGAAAAGTCTTATCTTCCACCAATTATTCAGAATAATGAGAGAGGCACACTTGGCAGTAACTTCATCCTCACTTTTGCAGGAATGTAAGACATGGGTTAATTTTCGTATTGTTCCACGGTGCAGCCATTTTATACCGAACTTTTTTCCTCTTATCGTAATATAATCTATGCTGTTCTCCAGTACATCGTCAAGCGTTTTCTGCTCTGCTGTGGTAGGTTGGTTTATTGTTTTATCGTTCATGCTGTGTTATTGTGATGTGTGAAAAAGGAGAAGGCGGCGGCAATAACGCACACCGCCATATTTTTAAATCAAAGAACCGTCCTGGGTAACTTCCACCGCACTGAACTCATTGGCGGTGAATACGCTGACTGTAGCAGTTCTTTTTGCTCCGCTATTCTCGTCGACTTTGACCGTCACCACTTTCCCGCTAACCGAGGTTTTGCACCATGTTTCCGTTGATGAAGCAGAGACAGAGCTTTCCTTGGTTGTTGCGGTAATGGTTTTCCCTGTATTATCTGCCGCGCTGGTAAAAGACAGGGAAGCTGGAGCTACGGTCAGTCGGCTTTTTTTGTCAAGAAAGCGATATTATCTTCGGAAGAGGAGTCGGACGAAGCGCCATCTTCAAGTTCAATAGTTCCGCTGAGCGCAAAAGCGAATGGGGTAGTGGACGCATTCTCAAACAAGGGGCGTGCGTATACGGCCATTCTTTTTACAAGCAGACATTTTTCTCCGTCGTCACTTATAAGCGCAAATCCTACGTTCAGCTTCTTGCTGTTTAGCACAGTAGAGAATCCCTTGAATTGCTGGTTGTTGATAGTCGCTTGCGCTATTTCAGTGGTTTTCCCAAGAAAATATTCTACCAATTCCTTGCTTACACTTGGAACGGTAGCAGCGAAAGTAATATCTCCTGCTGTACTGGTAACAGCCCAATCCGCTTGCAGACCGTGTACCTTTGTACGGTTTAATGTCGGTTCTGCTTGGGACAAGGAAAGGGTATCTACAGTAACGGGCAAATCAAAATCCGGAGTTACCGTAGCGAAATTTGCAATGCCACCCTTTACTAACATAATGGATGAAAGACCGCTAAATACATCTTTCAATTCCTGCTTTGTTTTCATTGCCATAATAAATAGTTTTAATCGTTTTATTTTATGTTTATTTTATCACAAGGTCAGCCCTTATCAATGTTGCGCTGAACCCTAATCCGTCATTTCCTTTCAAGGTCAATTTGGGGTTTGAGGCACTTATGAAATTGTCGCTGATGGGGAATAGGGAAAGAACATCTCCTACAATAGTGTCCATTTGTTCCAAGTCTTCCGCACCTCCCTTCTTCTGTCTGACATACACTTCAATGGTGCAATAGGTACGGATATTCCCAAATCCGCTGCCATAGGTCATGGAGGACAACAAGCCGGGCAATGACACCACAATGAAATTATCCATTTGCTTAGGCGCAGCAGCGGGACGGTCATTTGTGAACACATTCTCACTTACCGTCTTTGCTGCGTCAAACAATGATTTAAGCGCGTCTTTGTATTTAAAATCCTGTTCGTACCCCATATCATTTCATTGGTTTAAAGGTCATTTTAGCAATGCTTTCCGCGTAATCAAATGTATCTGACAATACATTTAACCCCTTCTTTGACTCCAAGTAGTTAGAATATTCCGTACCTGTACACATCACTAATCCTATGCCGTCACTTGGAGTTTTATATGCTTTGAGGAAATTTACAGAAGTGGTTAAACCGTACTCCCCGTTAGTGTCAACCAAGTTGTATTTTTTTATGGGAATAAACTTACCACTTTCGTAACTTTGGACCATTATCACGCCAATGCCGTCTCCTCTGCTAAGCTTGGGGCGGGTGGGATTTTTTAATCCTTGTGTCACGACGGCGGTAATTATACGAGATAATCCACCTCTATAATAAATTCCAACAGCTAATGAAGTTAGAGTATTTCCGGTTACATTATGGTACTTGGCTGATACTACTCCGTCTTGCAGAAGTCTGATTCCGATTTCTGTTATTCTATCCAGCAAATATTCATCAATGATATTTCTCATCTTTTTTTTGCCTTCTTCCAAGACTTTAGCATTATCTCCCATTTCCCTAATTCTTAGCCAGATTGAAATACAGCGTTGTTCCCATTTCCGTAGGGTAACAATCCGTTACTACACATGATTCAAAACTTTCTCCGTAATCGGTAACATCCACAAGGTCTCCCGCAATGATACCCTTCACAAGTCCAGGAATGTCTATTGCATAATCACTCTTTATGACATTACTTTTTGTAAATGTCCTAAGGCTTGTGCTTCCGTACTTGTTGCATTTCCCTACATACAATACGGTCTCGTTTCCTTCGTCAAAAGATGTTTCTCCGGAAATACGATACACTTTGCATGTATGCGGAAAACGTGGATTATTTACTTTCATAGCGGATACCTTTTATTCATGTTCATACCCAAGTTGACAATTCTGACAGATGATTTACGGACGTTCTCTCCATACAATGCGTATATGTCATTTGCCATTTGCCGAAGGTTACGTTTGTCATAGGCAGAGCTTTGTGTACCACCCTCCTTGTGCTTCCATACACCATTGGCATCCTCTACGCTTCCAGTTACGCTCGGTGTACTTGCGCACCACATATAAAGGTCTGCCCGGCACAAGTCTTTCTGGCGTTTTTCCAACGTGCTGACATCCGTCCCCGGTGCAATTCCCCTGTCAATCAGTATGGTGGAAATAGCACTGTCCGTAACTTCAAAACCGACACAACCACGGAGATATTCCTCTATGGTAGTGCCAGTATTTGTATTTTGAGAATCCTTCATGGTTATTTACCTTTAATGTTCAAGTAGTAGAACCAGCGAACCTTATTAGGAACAACCAATCCGGTCACTTCTGATTTGATTACCTGCGTCATGGTTTCATCATTGAATACCTGACGTATCAGAGTGCGGCCGCCGTCATACAATGCCGTACGGGCACCCGGTGTTTCCATGAAAATAGGACGTCCACATTGTACATCACCCAGGTCTTCATTTGGAACATATGCCAATACTCCCTCTTCAAAGCTTTGCAAATTCTTGTATTGTATAGCTTTGGAAGATTTGTCATATTTCTCCACTACGGATATTGAATCGACAATTCTGATTTCAGCACCGATACGCGTTTCAATGAAAGTTTTGATTGTTTCATCGGGGACAAGATTAGCAAATGCCAACTGCATGCCTTTATCGGAAATATCCGGGCGTGTCGCAACTGTGTACATTTGGCGGAAATACGGAAGGTTAATCAAATCCTCAAAGGTCGTCTTGGAGCATTCCCAGTGACCAGCAGGGGCAAAATCCTTTTCTTGGGAATCGCGTCTTACCTGCCTCATGACTTTTATCGGGTCTATTGTAGTACCCAAAGCTTCTTCCTGCACCGCTTCGCTTTCCGGCTTCTTATACCAGATAGAATCCTTGATATTCTTTTTAGGCACACCGAAATCTATAGTCAATGCAATGCCAAGCGGGTTGTTAGCTGCGTCAATGATTAGCTTACCTTTGTTGGATACAACTTGATTTCGTTGGTATAGGAATGTATTGTAGTTACCACCAAGTAAGCTGTCCACTCCATTAAACAGAAGCTCCATTATTGTAGACTCAATTTCCGGAGTGGTACTGCCGATGGCATCCATCAGCATCATTTTTTCTCTTAGGATTTTGCGGCTCAGTACAATCTCATGCTTGAAGGTTGGCAATCCACCCATTTGCAGGGACATTCCGTCTGTAGATTTGGTTGCGCCATCACTGTCAATATCCACATAGGTAGCCAGCGTGTATGCACGGACTGTTGCTTCTATCTGCTCATATGTGGGATTCAGAGGAATATTAGGATTTAACGGGAACCCCATTTGGGAGAACGTTTGTTCCGCATTGTATTTTTCGGCAAACATGTCATTAATCCATGCTTCCAGCGGTTTATTCCCTGTATATCCCAATGCTGCAAGACCTTTTCCTACAATGTCGTAAAATTCTTTGTTTCTTGTGTACATATTATTCTCCTTTCTTTATTCGTCAGATTCACGCACAAATTCAATCATAGGCAGCTGTGCTTCTACCGATTTGGGAATGCCGCCACCGAACACCCTGTCTGCGTAAATTCTGCCTGCGCGCACAACAGCGCATGTTGCAAGGATACAGCCTTCGGGGATACATACGTCTTCAAATACAAGACCGTTGACATCGGTTAGCTTTCCGCCGGCGGGAGCTCCTTTGACGGTTTCCTCAATATCTCCCGTTACTCCGGTATTTCCTGGAATAAACATGTATGCGTAAAGTTGCGCAGCGGTTTTTTGTGTGAAAGTCACAGTAGCCCCACTACGTTTTACATCCCATTCTGCAAAAGAAGATTTTGCTCCTTCGATTTTGGTAGCTACCAGTTCTGGGGTACTTTCTGATGCGCTTGTTACGGCAACCGAATAGCTTTTTCCGCCTAACACAATAGACAAATCCCCGTTTCCGGATGCCTTTTTAGTGATAGTAAGCGTCACTACTGCCTTTACACCAGTCACTCCATCTGCTGTAATTACCTCTACCTGTTTGCCTGCTCCATTGAATTTTACCATTGTGCCGGCATGTATAATATCACCAGGCTTTAATCCCATTCCGGCGACATCAATCATACCACCACCCTGATATAATTCTCTTACTCTTGACCAAACAGGAAAATTTCCGCCAAATCCCGACTGGGATTGACTGATAGTGTTGAAAGTTCCTAATTGTCTCATTCTTTGTCTGTTTTAATGTGTTTATTGTTTTCGAGGAAGTTTTCCTTGCGCTCTTAGCCGGTCTTTGAATGCTTCACGGCGGCTTTTTGCCTGTTCTTCTCCGGTTTCTGCATATTGGTTGATACTTGGGGAAGCGCCATTCCCGAAAATTGCCTTGTATCTTTTTTCATAATTGCGTTTGGCGCAACTGACAATTTCTTCCACTTCCATATCTTTGGTAATTTTCACGTCAGATATGGCGATATTCAGGATTTCATCGTTACAGATATTTTTGCCCCCGTTTTCAATTTGAGATTTCAACAAGTCCATAGACTGGATTTTTAAGTCATGGATTGACGCGGCGTTTTTCTCCGCCTCTCTCTCTTCCTTCAAAAGCAAAATCTCATTTTCCATTTCCTTTAGCTTGTCGGCAAGGACGTTATCTCCTGCTCCTTCTCTTGAGTCAGGAGAACTCTGTTGAGGTTTGTAGTTTTTCTTAAAACTCTCAACTTGGGTTGCGACATCATGGTTGTACTGCCCTTGCATTCCTTGAAGAAAAGATGTCGCCTTGCTATAATAAGCGTCATCAGGCTCCACCCCTTCTGCTACCGGATTCAATTCTATGTACTTCATTAATGTCTGTGACGAAAGACTGGTTTGTCCTAATCTGGTCGTCAGTTCGGATAAGATTTGTTCTTTCTCCATCGTGTTTATTTAGTTTGTGTTATAAAAAAAAAAGAGCCTATCAGTGCTTTGTGCACTAATAAGCTCTTAGGCTTGCATATGTAAAATTGCTATTCTTCTATTCTGACGCTGATAAAATTACGACATCTTCGGCATACAGTCCTAAACAATACGCTACCGTGTATTATTTTCACATCGGTCAACTTTTGCCCGCACACCGGACATGTTACAAAATTTCCTTTTTCGCTGGTCTGTTTTTCATCCAGCTTAGCGTCTATCTTTATCATATCACATGATTTAGTATTGCAAATATATAGTATATTTTCTAAAATACAATGCTTTATGTGTATTTTTATATGAGAAATATTAGAAAATTTATAATAAATCGTATATTTGCATTATATATAACTCATAGAGCTGTGATTCAAGCCGGAGTGTGCGGATTTATACTGCATACGCCGGCTTATTTTTTTTATGGAACACGACAAGATTGTATATACGAAGGGTGGGAATAGTGTGCTTACTTACGCACAAGTGGAAAAATTGCGCGAACAGGAAACTTCACTTAATATAATCGCGCAGAGGGGTTGCCAGGAAAAGTTCTTGGCAACCAATGCGGACATTACCATTTTTGGCGGGAACCGTGGCGGAGGAAAATCGTGGGCATTGCTTATGGAGGTGCTGAAAGATATACAGAACAAGAACAACAACTCCATTATTCTGCGAAATGAGAAAGAAGACCTGTCGGGCGTAATTGAGAAATCATATAAGCTGTTTTCCCAATTCGGGAAATACAACAAATCCCAAAATGACATGACCTGGAATTTTGATTGTGGAGGAAAATTGAAGTTCTCGTATTTCGCCGATTCGTTTAAAGATTTTCAAATCCGGTTTCAGGGAAAGGAATACAATTATATAGGTATAGATGAGATAACTCACATATCCTACGAAAAATTCAAATACCTTATCACTGATAATCGGAATGCTTACGGAATACGAAATCGTTTTTACGGTACATGTAATCCCGACCCAGATTCATGGGTACGTAAGTACATAGACTGGTGGATTGGAGAAAATGGACTCCCGATAGAGGAAAGGGATGGAATAATACGTTATTGCTTCATGGATGGGGATGAAATAAACAATGTATATTGGGGAGATACGCCAGAGGAGGTTTACAGGCAATGCAAGTCATTAATTGATTCTTTATGGAACTATGAGTATGAGAAATACGGATTCAACAAGCTGACCATGTTTGTCAAATCCGCCACGTTCATCAAAGGGAAGCTGGAAGAAAACGTTGCTCTGATTACGTCCGACCCTAATTATGTCGCCAACCTTGCCCAACAGGGAGAAGAACAGCGTGCCCGCGACCTCGAAGGTAACTGGAACTTCAAAGCCTCCGGCGACGACATTCTTAAGATAGAGCACATGGAACGCTTCTTTAAAAATCCTTCTCAATATGGGGACGGTAAGCGAAGGGTATCATGTGATATTGCGTATGAAGGCGGAGACAATCTTGTTCTATGGTTTTGGATTGGGAACCATATCGAGGACGTATATGTAAGCCGGGATAATTCCAAGCGGACGGAAGAGTGCGTTGCATATAAGTTGCGTGAATGGGGAGTCCTGGAGAAGGACTTTGTTTTTGACTTGAATGGGCCTGGACAGGATTTTAAGGGCAAATTCCCAGATGCTGTCAAGTTCAACAATATGGCAGCTCCTATCCCAACGACAAAAGCTGACGAACAATCTATAAAATATATCTATTCTTCCCTGAAATCACAATGCGCTGATATTCTCGTTAAGAAGATTAAGAATGATGAAATTTCGATTAACCCCGATTTGTTGTCGCGTAAGTTTTCAGGAAACGGATATTCAGATATGACACTTTATAATATCCTGATGAAAGAACGCAAAGCCATCCGGGATGCAGACACAGATAAAGGCTTCTCTTTAATTAAAAAGGAAGTGATGAAAAAGTACGTCGGCCATTCTCCCGACTTTATAGAGGCTATGATTTACAGACAGATTTTTGATATAAGAAAACAACACACTAAACCAAAAGGATTATGGAGAATATAAGTACACGACAGATTATGGTACGCCGTCCGTTTCGGAGAATATTGCCAAATGGATACAAACAAGCAGTAGGGGTTATATCTGGCAGCTTGTCCGTTAATGAGCCTTTAGACAATCCAACATATCAGATAATAACTCAAATGGATTTTTTGAGGGAATTTGAGCCGTCCGGACATGCTATAAATGACCCATTGGTATATCCGGACAGATTAAGACAAGACCCTGAAACAAAAGAGTGGTTTAGAGAGTCCGTTATCAGATGTGCTTTTGCGTTTCAGAGGATTATAACAATCAAACACCTGGTTCATCTTTGTGGAAACGACATTCAATTTGAGTTGGAAGGGGATACCGAAAATGAAAAAGTAAAGGATACATTTTTTAAGTTTCGAACCGGATGGGCTGTAAAGGACATGGAGATAGCATGGTATGAAGCGGCAAAATCCGTAAAGATAACGGGGGACACAGCATTTGTAGGTTATCTCCGAAAAGGAATTTTCTATTGGAAAGTCCTTTCTTTTGAGAAAGGAGATACGTTATATCCCCATTTTGATAATGTTACAGGGGAGCTTACATTGTTTGCCCGTTCCTATTCCGATTTTGACAATAATGGAAATACAGTTACAGACTGGCTTGAAGTTTGGGATGAGAAATATCTCCGTCGCTTTAGAAAAGGGAAAGGGGCGTACAACAAAATAAAGCAAGTGATAAAGAACTTGTTTGGATTAAGCGGATACGAACTCATATCTTCTCAGGAACATGGCTTTACATTTATCCCTGTGGCTTATCACAGAAATGAAGCCGGCGCTTGTTGGTCTCCTTCACAAGACAGCATAGAGCAATATGAACTTGCTTTTTCGCAATTGTCACAAAACAATACAGCTTACGCCTTCCCGATTATGTATTTCAAAGGAGAGGGAGATAGTATTAATATAGAGGGAGGGATTGATGGCACTATAAAGTGTATATCAATGGGACCGGATGATGAAGCCGGTTATCTTAACAAGCAAGATGTTTCCACTGCCTTTACCAAGCAGCTTGATACTTTATACAAGTTAATCTATGAGCAGTCTTTTGCGGTAATTCCACCGGAAGTAAGAAGCGGAGACCTTCCAGGTGTAGCCATAAAGCTGCTTTATTCTCCTGCTTTTGAAAATGCCATGAAGGATGCCCAAGAATATAACCATCTCATTGACGATATGGTAAAGATATTCACTTATGGCTATGGGGTGGAAACCGAAAATCTTATCGACTTGCAAAATTTGAATGTATATGCTTGGATAAAGCCGTATATACATCTGAATGAATCTGAACTTCTACAAAATCTTGCAGTTGCTGTTCAAAACGGGTTCTTGTCCCGACAGACTGCAAATGAGCAAATTCAGATGTATAGCAATCCTCGTGACTGGGATAGGATTATGAAAGAAAAGAAAGAAGAACAGCAGGCTGATAAGCTTTATAAATTGAAATCCCAGCAGGTATCCGCCACAGATAATGAAGTTGAACATAATCCGGCAGGAGACGACAAGCTATGAAGCAACCTACAAAAAAACAGATACAGGATGCCAAGGATTTCATAAAATTACGTTTGCAGGCTGAAATATCTATGCAAAGTCATTTGGAGGAGCTTCTTGTACAAGCGGCAAAAGAGATTATAGATATATCATTCAAGTATGATATTCAGCCTGCAATGTTCCGGTTCTCTGCAAATGAGAACTTAAAGCGGGACGTAAGCGAAGTACTCCGTAAGTTGCGTGAGTTAATTTACGATTACACGGAAACTCTTTCTGTATATGACAGAAAGGAGGAAAGAGATGCAATTGTAGATTTTATAAACAGGGAAGACCACGGGAAGACATTATCAGAGCGTATCAGCATTTATTGCAACCGATTTCTGTATGAAGTGGAAGCTGCCATTGCAGCCGGTCTGATAGCCGGAATCGGGAAAGATAAAATAAAGGGTAGTGTAAAGTCTTATCTTAATTCACCTTATACCAATCCTTATTTTAAGCGGGCGGCCTATAATGGCGGGGCTGCGGCCCCCCGGATTAAAAAAGATGGTGTGAGTTATGGGGTAGGGAAGTCTAATTCCGCTTACAACTCGTTAAATACCCTTACCCGCTTCGCCGTAGGTTCTGCATGGATGTTGTTTTGGGGGCTTGAACATAAGGATAAAGGATATACGGGCTTTTATTCGTACCGTGGGAGCAGTTACCCATGCTCTTATTGCGACAGCATGGTTGGCTATCATCCCATATCCGACTATCAGAACCAGTGGCATATAAGATGCTGCTGCTATTTTGTGTTTGTATAATTAAAAATCATAATAATATGTTGAGAGGGAAGGAAGAAAAAATAACATTCAGCAAAGGATTGGGTTCTGAATGCAGAAAAGCGGGAATCAGTATAAAAGAGAAGGCTTTTGCCGACCTTTTAGCGTTAGGATGGAAAGACAAGGACGCCTATCTTATTTCCGGTCTTTACAATCCGGTATATAACCTGGAGATAAACAAGAAAAACATGAATACCCTTTTGTCCGACGATAAAGACTTCATGGACTATTTGACCTCTGCAAGCAGAAAGATTAAACGCAGGCAAAAAGAGAGCGAGAAAGAGGATGATATATTGGTAGATGGTATTAGTGAGGAAGATATTGCTTCCGAGCTATCAAAAGAAAACCAACTTCGTAAACTTATCGCTGCCCGTAAGAAATATGACGGGAAAGAGGGATGCAAGGAATGGATTGACCTCACTAAAATGATAGCAGACATTACTCAAATCAAAAAGGACGAAATAAAGGAAGAGGACACCACAGTGCATTTCTATCTGCCACTTTCATGCAATAATTGCTCCTTGTATCTTGCTGCTAAAAAGAAAGCCGGGAAATAAATCCCGGCAGTTGTGTATCCTTCTAATCCTTAAACTTCCCACTTTTCACTTGCCAAATGCAATCAGCAGCCCATTGAACAAGATACGCCCTTGCCTCTCCATTATTGAAATTAAACCCGCCCAATTCAAATGAATCGGATATAAAGTCTGTGATATGGCTTGCTTCGTGGGCGGCAACCCCAACGGATAATCTGTCTTTTCTGAATATTCCGCAAAATATACCAATCCAACCGCTTTTTTTATCGCTGACAGGATAACAAGTCGCAATAGTAAACGTGTTATTTCCTAATACTTCTGATGTAAAATCAGTACGCTCCATTTTATCAGTCAAGGCATAGAATTTATTCTGCATATCTCCCAATGATGGGTTAATTCCTACCCACAATCTGAATGGGTATATTGTCGGATTAAACTCGTGTATTTGGTATTTATTCTCCAACATGGTTACTAACTTTTAATCGAAATACATTACTTTCTGACCTATACACACCTTAAAGCGGGAAAGCATCTCTGAATATTGAGTAATGTCGTTAGGATTCCTTTTGTTGATGAAAGCACCTGTACGCTTATGGTATCTGATACAAGCATTTTCGGGCGATTTAGCCAACACTTCTTTCTCGTTACTGAAACCAAACAATAATTGTTCTCTGTGCGATACCTTGTACCACTTTACTTGGCTTCTTATCTTTCTGAAATATTTTGCTTTCATGGTTATTTCTCCAACTCTTTTTTCATTTCATACATCTGCCTTTCCTCTTCAATAATCTTAGCGTCTTCTTCGTCAGATATAGGTTTAGCATCCGCACGGTCAAGGGCACTCCCTATTGCCTTTAATACATCCACCTGTAACTCCACATCAATGCAATTGGCAACATATTGGGCATTACGCACTATAAGCATTGGCAGGTTATCTACCTTGTCTTCCAATGGAGTATTATCCAACATCATAAACATCACGCTTCCTGCCCCATATTCAACAGAGAAGTCCCCGCTTACGGTTGATACCTTAATAAAAGGCAAACCGCCTTTCTTGTACTTGACAAAAGTCATGTTCCCGATTTGCGTCTTTCCGAAATCCATAGTTTTGATATTTAATTAAGTAAATCTGTCAATCTTCATTCAAAAAATCATCGTCCGAGTACCCCCAACCTTCAAACAGATTGGTCTTCGCCTCTTCCGCAATATTGGGAATGTGTCTCATGAAGTTATTCACAATATCCTCGTTGCCACACCACAGCGTATAGACATTGCTGTATCCCTTATCTGCACGTTTTTCCCGTACGTATCCGAGTGAAAGCATGTCAATGCCCAACTTCCTTTGCGAAACCGGGATGACCCCGTTCTTTTTACAAAACCGTTCATAGTTCTTGTATATATCCGAGGATGTCAGCTCTATGGAACCGCTCCCTTCAAATTCTTCCGGCTGGCACTCTTTATATTTTAAATATTCCGAAATACTCCCGTCCACAAGTTTCCCATCCTTTCCCGTAACGCTCGACCGTATCCGTTCCAGTTTCAAATCAATCTTCCCGCCCAAGTTCTCAGGCATCCGCCAATTGTTCTTTTTAAGTTCGCACAACCCTTTCACAATCCAAGCCATTATACCGGCATGTTCCGCTTTCATTCTTTCTGCGAGCATGGTGTCTCTCTTTTCCACCGGTATTGTCTTGTCAAAGTTCAGCACCAGGGCGCGGCGCTGCATACTCTCGTCGTCAGGGTCGTCACGGTTCAGAAAATCTTTCGGCTGCCAACGGTAATTGGAGTTGCACAGCATAATAGGAGGTCTCTGCATCATTGTGATATTCCCACCTATTCCCCGACAGGCAATCGGCTCTCCACTGGATATTGCCTTGATGATGCTCATGTCCTTGAAATCACCCCGGTTGCTTTCCGTGCAGTACATAAGCCTTTTCCTTGACATCGAGTAGGCGGCACGCAGCTGCTCATCCCCACCTCTTGCAAACTGGCTCATCTTTATGTTTAGTATTTCATCCTCTCCAAACATATCCTTTAGAACCCGGTAAATAACACTTTTACCGTTCGCACCAGTACCTTGCAATATAAGGAAATATTCAAAGCTTATATTTTTCCTATTGACAAGGCAAGCACCGAGGAACATCTGCAATATCCTGCGCTTGTGCTTTTCCGGCAATACGCCATCCAGCTCTTCCGTAGGTATCCAGCTTTCTCCAAGAAAGCTTCTCCAGGTAGGACAATTAAAAATCTCCTTGCGGTCATACTTAAACGGATACATCTTTACGCAGTCAAACTTCGGAGAGTGTGGGTAAGTCTTTAAAGTATTCATGTCAACCACGCAATTAGTAAAGCACATAATGCTAAGGTCGGGTTGCAGCTCATGGTCTCTAATGACATTGATTATCCGGTTCATGTAAGAATACATAATCTTATTAGTTCGGTCACGGGCGGCAACACCCATTTTCTCAAGCCACCTGTCTACGGCATCATAGAGCACATTGTAGTCCATGTACTCGTATATCTTTCCCGTAAAAACATACAACGGAACACGGTAATCGGCAATGTCTTTCGTTACAACACCATACCCCTCCCGGAACAATCCTTCAAGACGCCTGCCGTATCTGTCTGTACGTTCCGGATTGCTTGTAACCAAAGATATATCCCTAAATGTAGAGGCGTATTCGTCGCAATGTTGCGACAGCAGACCGAGCACATAATCCTTTAATTCCCTTCTATTCATTGTAAGTCGCTCATTTTGTGTTTAAAAGAACATAACGCATGCTCCTATAGGCGCATTTTATGAAAATAACCTTTTTTCTTTTATCTGTAAAGGCTAAATACATATATCTATGTTCTTTATCTTCATTATGCAAATATACAACTATCTGATTATAAAACAAGTAAATTTTCTAATTAATATGCGTTAAAACATAGAAAATTACCCAATAATCATCCATATAGTGCAAAAATGTAAAAATACAATGGTTGACTTGTTGTAAAATATCATTACAAATTGGTAGAAAATGGAGAAAATAAAAAATTTTTAGGCGAGGTGACTACGCCGATTTCCTTACAAAAATAAAGGGGTGGGGGTGGCTCTTTGCAGGGTGTTTGCAATGTATTTTGTTGTATAATAGCGGTTTGCGGTTTACATTATACATATAATATAAAGTTTGTGTTTGTTTACATTGTTGCTACCCTCCAGTCCTGAGAATAAAGTAAAGGCTGTCACAGCGCAGCCGAAGACACCCAATCCGGTAAATAAATAAAATCAATGTTACATTATTAATATAGATTATTTCTATGCATTTAAAGTGTTTATTATGCTTGTTGTGGTATTATATATTTACATATTCTTACGGATGTGTTTTATGTTGTAAGTGTTTGATATATAGTGTATTATGTTATATCTGTTGCATGTTTTATAATATGATTATTTTATGAAAATATTTTGCAATATTCTTTGCTATTTACAAAATAATTCGTATCTTTGTAATGTAAGAAAGAGATGGATATAAGGTCCTGGTTCTTACAGGCGTGTTATTAAGTGTTGGAATAAAAAAGAGAGCCTTAACACGGCAATGTTAAGACCCTCGTAGGTTGGGAATACTTAAAGAAGTACCCCCCCCAGACTGGAGGCAAAAGTACTTCTTTAATTTCTCACCTGCAAATATTCTTCCATTTATTTATATACTTGATACAAATACGTTTTTAGTCTTATTGTGTTAGGCTTCTATTATCGTGTTGTATTGGTTTGTGTGTACACGCTATAATGTTGAATTATTAACGATTTAAACTATAGCATTATGAAAGCTATGAATTTCTACACCGCAAACGGTTGGGCAGGTTCAAACTATGACAGCAAGTTAAGTACAAAGGGAATCGCCGCAAAGGTCAGGGCTTTTGCAAAGAAGAATTTCCCGGACTTTAAATTCTCTGTACGTTCTGAATGGAGTATGTACACGGATTCAATGTATATTGAGCTAAAAGAAGGCACTTGTATTCCTTTTGTTGAAGGTTCAAGAAGTGCAGAACGTGGCTATATGTCCACGATGAACACCGTAAAGGGATGGGAAGATGAGTTAACGCCGGAAATGTTCGAAGTGTTGGACGCTGTTACTGTTTATGCCAATTCATTCAGGTATGACGATTCGGACGGGATGCAAGACTATTTCGATACTAATTTCTACCTGAAAATCAAAGTGAGCGACGAGTATAAGGTAATAGAGCCGAAAACAAAGAAAAGCGGCGCAAAGGCTGAAAAGGTCGAGGAAGCTAAAGAGGTGGAAGCCGTAACGGTTGAAGGTATAGAGGTAGTGGACTACTCCGAAAAAGCTATTGCGGTATTTGGAAATACGAAGGCTATCAAAGACCAGTTAAAGGAACTAGGCGGACGCTTTAACCCTTCTTTAAATTACAACGGAGAAAAGCGTGCCGGCTGGATATTCAGCAAGAAGCAAGCGGACAAGGTGAAAGAGTTGATAACGCCTACAGAGTTGCCGGCGCTTCCTGAAGAAATATATATCCCGGAACTTGCGGAGGAAACGGGACCGTTTGAAAATATCCATTTAATTGAGACGGGCAACTTTAACGGCGTTCGCTATTACAACGTAGAGGGCGCGGGAATCATAACCAGCGCGAAAGTACGTGCAGATATACAGCCGGGCGATGTTTTCAATGTATATACGGATGGAGAACGTAAGTTTTGCGTAACCTATGACGGTGTGAGCGTAAAAAGCAGCTTAAAAAAAGATTTACCCGGTATAATTGAGTTTAACGACAAGATAGAATCGGGCACGCTTAGCGCCTCATCACATTACACCCCGCTTGCTGAGGGTGTGGAATTTTACGAGAAGAAGGTAAAAGGGAAACGTTACACCGTAAAGGATAAGCCGTTAACACTTGGGTAGCATGGCGTATTAGATAATTTGGACAACTGTATAATAGAATGCTATCCGACTAAGGAAGAAGCCGCAAAAGAGGCGGAGATTCTTAACACGCATGTAGACGAAAACGGACGGTTAAGAAGTATTATATAATTAAATATAGGAGGATATAATATGAAGGCTAACGATATTGTTATAAATGAACGCGAATTGCTTAATACAAAAATATATAATCCGGAATTTGATAGTATCAAAAGTATTCCGTGTACAATGGTGTTGCGGTTGATGGATACAGAGGAATACGGGTGCGACTATTGCGGGGCCTTGAATTTGGTTTTAGAACTGTTCCCGGAAATCGACCGGGCGGAGCTTGAAAAAGAGTTAGACCAGTTCGTATAAATGTATGTTAGGTATTATGTTATTGTTATTCGGTGCCGTGTTGTTTGTCAGCGACACCGATATAGAGAGAATCAAGGAATTTATAAATGATGAATCGGATAAATTTTAAGGATATGGAAGCAAAACACACTTTTCAAATAGAATCAACCGTAATAGATGCCACAATTTCAGAAGTTGAGAAAGTAGTACCAATTTGGGCAAAGAATAAAGGCAAAAGCCTAACCGTATTAATTTACATGGGTAACAAGTGGCAATTATACAAGGTTTTTACGGCTTAATAGTTGCAATTATTCCGGCGTGGAGAACAACAAGCGGAGCGACACCGCCGCCGGGAACTATTTACTAACTTAAAAACATACAAGTATTAACGAATTAAAATAAAACAATCATGCAAACAATTATAGTAACAGTAAACCAGCAGGGCGAAAAAACAGCCCTGCAAATAGATGACAAGGTAATAGCAACCATAGCAAAGGATAGTTTCAACAAAGGGCGTTATTGCGGTTCTTTTGGAGCTTTTGGTTGCTGCAATAACAGCCGTTACCCTGACGCTGTGGAATTTATATCGGGGTGCATAGAAAATCACTTTGCCGGTTTCGGTTTGAATGTGGTATTTGAATAAATTTATAGCCAAAACGAATTTAATATAAGGAGGAAATAATATGTATTTAGGTTTTATTCTTTGGGCAATTGTTCTGGTAGTGATATTATGGAACATCAGCCCGGCGCTGGTTATTACATCTGTTTTAATAGGAATTGCCATGGCAATAGGAAAAACAAAAGATAATAAATCAGGTGAATAATATGGAGACTTTAAAGGAAGTGTTTTTGAAGAAATACCCGCAATACGGAAAGGTGTTGCGGGTGTATGAAGAGGTTAACGAAGTGGAATGTACATTCGACAGCATAACAAAACCGAGGTTGTACAACTTTGTTCAGGCTCTTAATGAAAGAGTAGCCACCAATAGCGCTAAAACCTATTGTGCTATGCTTAAATCAATTCTTAACCTGTACAGCGATATGTATTCTTTTCCAAAAGGTTTTGAGGCTATATTGACCTTAAAAAAGGACGCTACGCAAAGTACGTGGCTAACGGATGACGAGATAAAAACATTATTGGCGTATAATCCGATTAATGAAACGGAACGCGCTGTAAAAAACTGCTTTTTGCTCGGTTGCCTTACAGGCGCCAGACATTCGGATTATATAGAATTTACAGAGGACAACATAGTAGACGGAAGACTGATATATGTTTCACGGAAAACCAAGATTAAAGCGGAGATACCAGCGGCCCCTGCTGTGCTCCGGATATTGAAAGAAAACCGGGAATACGGTATCAATGAACGAAAGGTTTCGGATGTAACCTTTAACGACACAATAAGAAGTATATGCCGGCGATGCGGGATAAACAAGCGTATAAAGCTGTACCAGGCGGGCGAATATATAACTGGTGAAAAGTGGGAATTTATTTCTTCGCATTCCGCCCGGAAGTCTTGCGCAACCAACTTATATTTAAGAGGTGCGGACTTGTATTCTATCAGCCGAATGTTAGGGCACTCCAGTGTAACGATGACCGAAACGTATATATGCTGCGGGCTGCGTGAATTATCGGATAAAATAATGGGATATTTCAACGGGTTTAAATAATATGCTTTAAAACATGCTGTATAAGATGAATTAAAGAAGGATAAACGGTATTTTTGCAAACAATTAAAAACAAGGTTATGAAAACTTACGATGTATATTTCAATGACTCCAATGATTCTAATAACAAGGATTTTAACGAATCATTCGAGTACTGCAAAAATTATATAGAAGCCTATAATGGTACCAATGAATCATATTTCGGGGATTATAAGGGAGGAATCGTCTCAATCGTGTGTAATGAAACCGGAGAAGAGGTTTACTCAGAGGATATAAGATAGAATGGCACAAGAAATTAAATACGCATACGACAAAGATAGTGTAAAGGCTATTGTTCATTGGGCTTTAACGGCTCAACTACCCACTCAAATAGAGTTAAGCGAATCGGAGAATATATTCGACGTAAAGAAATACATACAGGCGAATATACACGATATAAACCAACATTTTCCTGACCCGTTTTACAACCCGTCAATTGACAGACTGTACAGATTAAAAGAGTTTATTGAAGGGCAAGAATGATTTTATAACCCAGTGGGTTGTTGCGCTTGTTTTGGGTTGTTTGGGTTGAATTTAACCCACTGGGTTGTTTGGGTTATAACTTGCTGTCCATCTTTTCAAATTCTTCCTGCACGGACTTATTCAACACCTTCGCGTATATCTGGGTTGTCTTTATATCTGTATGTCCCATCATTTTGGCAAGGTTTTCGATTGATACGCCCATATTCAGAGCCATTACCGCAAAACTGTGTCTTGCCATGTGGGAATGAAGGCTTTGCTTTATCCTTGCAATTTCCTGAACGACTTTCAACCTTAAATTATATTGGTAATTGCTTATTATCGGTAGCTTGAAGTCGTATTTTCTCAATATTTCCATTGCGGGCTTTAGGAGCATAAGAAAGTATTCTTCTTCTGTTTTTATTCTAATATCTCTAATAAAAAATTTGCTTCCTTTCTTGATTACTCCGCAGAAATCGAATTTGGATAAATCTGCATAAGACAGACCGGTGAAGCATTGGAAGACAAATAAGTCCCTAACCTTACTAATGCTTTCTGATGTTATTTCTAAATTCTGTATTTGCTTTATTTGGTCCATGGTAAGGTATTTTATTCCTTCGCTTTTCCCACGGTCAAATTTGAGTCTATTATATGGGTTGTCTTTTAACAACTCATATTTAATAGCTTCGTTTATATATCTTTTCAAGCGTTTATGATAGCCATGAACGGTTGTCTGTTTATTATATTTCTTATGTAGGAAATCATCATAATACATTATGTTGGCCGTTGTTATGTCGGAAAAATAAACGATTCTACCAAATTCTTCCAGAGAGTTTATTAATGTAGCATGGGTGTTTAAAGTTCCCTTTCTTAAATCTGTTCTTTCGCTTACCCGGCGCTTTATGAAGTCAAGAAAACTCTCTTTCTGCTGTGAATACTTTAGGAAATGCTCCAGCTTTTCAAAGTTAAAGGGTTCCTTGTTCTTTATAAGTGAGTTGATAAATTCGTTTATATTCTGTATCTGCGCATCGAGTCTTTCGTTCAGGTCTATGGACTGAACTGTATTCTTGACTTTGTTTTTTTCGCTCCATTGGTCGGAATATAGCCTAACGCCTGTACTAATCCATTTCCTTTTCCGTTCAAATAATATTTCTATCTGAACGGTTCCTTTTGTTGTCTTGCTTGCTGTGTGTTTCCGGTCAAACACAAATCTTACTGTTGGGTACTTCAT